CTGATGCCTGATTGCTTTGGCACAGGCACAAGATTCACTGGGTATGCTGTACGCAGTTCAGGGGTGCTGTCGGTATAGATGCCGTTTAGGATAGGTATCTGCATCACTTGGCCTTATTGCGTTCAGAGATGCGCTTTGCCTTGGCTTTGGCATCTGCTTTTGATGATGCGCCCCAAGCCCTCAGACTTAACAACAATCGAGTGGGTTCACCGTCTTTGTACTCAGGGCCAGCATTGCCACCCATGCGAGCCAAGAACGATGCTCTGCGGGGGTTATCGCCTGACTTGACTGGTGGCTTGAGGTTCATGCCTTCAGCCTTTGCCGCCGCCCTGCCCTTGGCGTTCAAGCCGCCTTTAGGGTTCTGGCCTTCCTTGCGTGCATAAGCTGGGGTTTTCATCTGAACCCCTTGATTTTTTCGGAAATCTTTTTAGGCTGCTTGGCAAACTGTTTGCCTGCCTTGGTAGCCTCACGCTTTGCCCTTGTGGTTGCCGCATACTCAGCCGCTGTCAGTGACTTGATGGCCTTCTCAGGCAGGTATCTTTCGCCAGTCTCAGACGATGGCTTACCCGACTTGGTGCGCCACTTCTGCGAACCCCAGTCTTTCAGACTTTTTTGCGGGGCTTTCATCGGTAGCCTCCGCCCTTGGCTTTATATTCTTTTGCCAACATCTGTGCTTTGCGAGCCGACCATTCGTTTGGGTCACCGCCCTTTGTCCCAGCCTTTATTTTTTCAAACAAGGCTTTCCGCATGGTTGGCTTTGTGTAGTTGCCAGCCGCATTGACAGAGGACTTGGGCTTGGTTGCCATTACGCAACCACCGCACCACGGAATCCAACAACCCACCAATCAGTGCCAGCAAACTGGAGGGTTACCGAATCGCCAACCGCATTAAAAGTGATTGTGGTTCCGCTTCCAAGGTTGGTCGGGGTCAAAACACCAGTATCACCACCAGCAGCTTCTGCAACATAAATAACTGTCTTAAGTTGGCCTTGTGCGCCATCTGCAAGCGTTAACGCATTACCCGCAGCAGTTGAGGTAAATGCAGTGGCAAGACTTGTGATATTCACTGCGCCTGCACCACTTAATGACTGAACTGCCCCTGATGCACCAGTACCACCACTTGCAACTGGTAACGCACCAGTTACGCCAGTCGTTAACGGTAATCCAGTGCATGAGGTAAGCACTCCAGAGGTCGGCGTGCCAAGAAGCGGGGTTATCAATGTGGGCGTATTGGCAAATACTGCTGCCCCTGAACCTGTTTCATCTGTCAGTGCTGCCGCCAAGTTTGCGCTTGATGGGGTTGTCAAAAATGTTGCCACATTTGAACCAAGGCCCGATACACCAGTTGCAATCGGCAAGCCCGTGCAATTGGTCAGTGTCCCAGAAGTTGGCACACCAAGAATTGGAGTAACCAAAGTAGGCGTGGTGTTAAATACCAACAGACCCGTTCCAGTCTCATCGGTCATTGCCGCCCGTAGATTGGCACTTGATGGAGTTGCTAAGAAAGTTTGTATGCCTGCCGCATAAACGGTTTCAGCGTTAATCTGATACCACGAATTTGTGGGCTGATAGAACCGAATTGCTGTCGCAGTCCCTGCAGCCAATGAAGTCACACCGCCATAAATAGCAGATGCGCCATTCAGTGCAATCGTCAGCGAGGTAATCTCTTGCGTAGTGGTAATCAGCACAGTAGTGCCATCAGGCACACCAGTGTTCAGTGGCAAAGTAATCGTGCCAGTTGCCAGCGTTCCAGCAGGTTGCAGCAGCATCCATTGGTCATTGCTGACTGGAGTTGGCACTGTAATGTTGAAACCAGAGCCAGGCACATACAGATTCACCGCCAGCGTTGGCGATGCAAAAGTCTGCTGGAAAAACGTCAGCAGATTGCCAATGGACAAACGTCTTGCATCCCCATTGTTGGGCGAGTAAACGGGTAACTGGTCTCCGCTTGAAACAGTGCTGAGTACGGGTAACTGATTGATTTGTGGCATGACTGTCCTTAATAGTATTCGAGAGGCCCATCAGGGCCAGCAGTGACTGGGTTGGCTGGTGGTCTGATAAACGGATTATCGTAGACCCTCCAAGGCTTATTACCAGCACCAGCAGGCATTGTTGCAGGCAGTTGCTGTTCAAGCGGGAATGTGGCTCTTTGCAACAGGATGTCGTACCCCTGCTTTGCCGTGGTCTTGGTCTCAATCATTACGGTCTTGCCATAACTTGGGGCAAGCCTGATGCCGAGACTGCAAATAATGGCTTCATAAGCCGAGTCAGGCACAAGGGTTTCTTCGTCCAAGTCGCTGTCCTGTGGGCTGGATGGCAAAGGGTAACCCAAGCGGATGCCCTTGGCATTCCAGTCTGCCATCATTGCGTCAAGGCGGCGCAGGGCAGATTGCAACTGCTCTGGTTGCAAGTCAAAAACATAAGATGCAAGCCCGATTTCCTCAAAGGCGGCACTTATGAATTGTCGTTTTGTGTAGCCCATGCTGATTCCTCAATGTGTTTCAGAAGTGTCGCATCTGACCAGCGTTTGTCAACCTTCAAGCCCATCAACTCTGCCTGTTGCAACATTTCCTCACGGGTCGGGGCGGTTTCCTCAACAGAGGTTTCCTCAACAGGGATTTCAACAATTTCAGGCGTTTCAATAGGCGCAACCCGCTTACCAATGGGCGATGGGCAAACCTGTTTTGTTGCTTTGCGCTCTGCGGCCTGAGACTTTTTCAGCTTGCGCTTTTGCAACCGCAACTCCTTCCACGGGGAAAGAGTCTTGGTCTTGACGATTGCGGCTGACTTGATCATTTCTTTTTCATCGGTGCTTTGCTAGGCTTGCCAGCGGCTTTTGCCGACTTGCTTGCCATGCCAAGTGCCATTGCAACGGCTTGCTTTTGGGGCTTGCCTGACTTCATTTCCATCGCAATATTCTTGCCGATGGTCTTTTTGGAATAACCTTGTTTCATTGGCATTTCGATCTCCATGTAAAACAGGCCAACATCTCTGCTGGCCTGTTAGGGTTTATCAACCGATGCGATAGGCAGTGAATGTATCAGCGGCAGTCTTACGCAGACGGAACCGAGCAACAGACCCTGAGGTAGCACCAGTTGCGGCAGAACCCACGATGGATGTAATGCCTGTGTTGACCGTGATGGTCAAAGCAAATGCAGCCAAAGTGATGACGCTGAAGTCAAACGAATCACCAATCGCCCATTCAGTTGCCAAGTCAAGGTTTGCACCTGTTGGCAGTTGAATATCACGGGCTTGAGTTGGTGTTGCAGTGATGATGCCAGTCAGCACATTGGCTGCTGTGGCAATCATCGTGCCGCCATCAGCAATGTTGGCTGGCGCACCCTGAGGTTGCCAGTTGCCATTGTTGCTAATGTCAGGTGCTACACCAATCGAGTAGTACGCACCCGATGCACCAGCTTGAATAGTCACGCTGGTGGCATTGGTGAATGCGCCCGATACATAGGTGGTGTTGTCGACTACGGTCAACAAGTCCTGTGACTCAGGGAAATTGGGGTAACCAACTTCTTGAAACACACTTGCTGGCGAGTAGGCTTGAACGGCGATTTTCTCGCCTGCTGGCACAGTAACGGTAGCCGTGCCTTGTGCAAAGATTACGTTGTAACTCATGATTTTTCCTTAAGGTGTTTGGTTGAACAACAGGATGCCGGACATCTCTGGCTGTTTGTTAACCACGCCAAACAAGGTATCCAAACGATACTTGGTTTTCATGGTGTTGACATCGTATTGCTTCTGCATGACCAGCTCGATGCCCTGATCGGTGGAGGCACGCATCACTGCGACACCAGCATCGGACGGGACAGCGTAACGACCGGGCAGAATCTCCAGAGCATCTTTCTGCCAGAAGCAGTTGATAGGTGCGGCATCGGCATTCAAGCGGTTAATAGTGCGACCAGAAGCGGCAGTCACGATACAGTTTTGATACTGCAACTCGGCATCAGTTCCACCTTGTGCGGAAATGATTGGAGGTGTGATAACGCAAGTGGTTGCATTGGTCACGCTCACCACACGGAAGGTTTTGGAGAAACCAGTACCTTGTTTGGTGATGTGATGGACAGCCTCAACGCCTTCGATCTCGATGGGTGTTCCTGCTGGCAAGTCGGTAGTGCTGGACACGGT